TATGCCTTTAGATAGAATGAGAACAGTGAGAAAAGTATGACAGAACAGAAAAGAATAGAAACAACTATATTAAAAAACTTAATTCAGAATGAAGAGTTTGCAAGAAAGACTATTCCATTTGTTAAATCAGAATACTTTACTGAACCCGATGAGAAGACTATCTTTGAAGAAGTTGTTTCATACTTTGATAAGTATACAAACATTCCTACTGCAGAAGCCTTACTCATTAACTTAGGAAACAATCCTAAGATTCAAGACCAAGTTCTCAAAAATTCAAAACATATTATTAAAGGTATCCAATCGGATACCAGTGATACACCTCAACAATGGTTATTGGACGAAACCGAACAATGGTGCAAAGACCGTGCAATTTATATTGCAGTTATGGATTCAATCGAAGTACTAGATGAGAAAGGTCAAAGGTCTCGTGGAGATATTCCCGAACTATTGAAAGATGCACTCAGTGTTTCTTTTGATACTCACATTGGTCATGACGTATTGGAAGATGCAGAAGCAAGATGGGACTTTTATAATACTGAAGAAGAGAAGATTCCGTTTGATTTAGAATACTTCAACAAAGTCACTAAGGGTGGTTTACCTAATAAAACCTTAAACATCTGCCTTGCAGGTACGGGTGTAGGTAAATCTCTTTTCATGTGTCACATGGCTTCTAGTCACTTGATGATGAACAAGAATGTACTTTACATTACACTTGAAATGTCAGAGGAAAAGATTGCAGAGAGAATTGATGCAAATGTATTGAATGTTCCTATTCAAGATTTAGGTTCAATAAACAAAACCATGTATGGTAAAAAGGTAGACAAACTTAAAGGTAAGACTACAGGTAAATTGATTGTAAAAGAATACCCTACTGCATCTGCACATGTCGGTCACTTCAGACATTTATTACAAGAACTTGATATTAAGAAAGATTTTAAACCCGATATGATATTCATTGATTATCTAAACATATGTGCATCACATCGTATAAGGCCAGGAGCTGGTGCAAACAGTTATACACTTATCAAATCTATTGCAGAGGAACTTAGAGGACTTGCAGTGGAGTATGATGTGCCTATCATGAGTGCGACACAAACAACACGAAGTGGTTTTGGTTCTACCGATGTAGAACTTACAGATACTTCGGAATCATTTGGATTACCTGCAACTGCAGACTTTATGTTTGCATTGATTACATCCGATGAATTAGAAGAGTTAGACCAGTTAGTGGTAAAACAACTCAAGAACAGATATAATGACCCTACAGTATTTAAGAGGTTTGTTATAGGTGTAGATAGAAGTAGAATGAAACTCTATGATTGTGAACAAGAAGCACAAGAAGAACTGATTGAAAATGCAGAGAATTCTTATGACGATTCTGTTCCAGTTGCAGATAGAGGAAGAAGTTCTAAGTTCAATGAATTTAAAATATAGGAAAAATTATGACAAATACTGAAATACTACTTGCAGATGGATATACGGCTTTCGGAAGAACTGTATTCGATGAGAGTAATCAAGACCACAACACCCAAGATGGTCTAATAAGAATGCAGGGTGAAGATGGTAAAGGGGTTAAATTTTTAAAAGATGATGCAATAATGACTGCAAAGTCTGAACCTGCGTTCTATCCAATGATTAATGCAGGATGGAGTTTTCCCGAGGATGTTGGATTCTCAGGTTATAAAATTGTTGGTCAACATTTATCAACAGTATTTGAGACTTCATGGTATCATTCTATTCAAGTGTCTGAACCAAGAACACATATAGGTGGCCCTTTCAGAGCCGCAGTTGCAGATTACCATTTAGGTATGTGTGCGCTTTTCCAACAGAAAAAGTTCTGTCCAATGACTAAGTTTGAAATAACGTATAGATTACCTGTTAAGGTGGGTGAAGTTCTTGAAACACTACAAACCGACATTGAGTCAGATAAAGAGAACTATAAACTAATACAACATGGAATACAAAGAGTGTATGGTTCAGATAAAATCGTAGGAAAGATTAGAACTGAACATAAATATCCGAGAAACTAGTATCCAAATGACATAAATAGTTATTGGTGATACATTATGAACAAGAATCTTAAACAAGAAGAAGTTATTGATATACTGTCAAGGAAGATAGAAATCAAGAAAAAACTTCGAGAAGCGAGGAAAGATAAGGATGATGTTCTTATCGATTCCTTGTCATCTAAATTATCAGAAATTGAGACCAAACTCAAATCCACGCCTTTATCAAAAACATAAATAGTAGGTAACCTTTAAGGAACCTACTATATGGCAGTTAAAAACCTACATTTAGAACATCTAGAAGACGAAATCATTAATAATGGTATCGATGGTGGTCGTGCATCTATAAACTTCCTAAGAGAACTCAGAGACATGTTAAAAGGACATGCAACAGGAAGAGTTAAGATGACCGTTAAATGGGATGGTGCTCCTGCAATATTCTGTGGGCCTCACCCCGAAACTGGTAAATTCTTTGTTGCAAAGAAATCCCTATTCAATAAAGAACCCCTATACTATTCCTCAGAACAAGAAATCAAAGATGCACCCGAGATAAAGGGTCAATTGGAAGAGAAGTTTCTAACATCATTCAGATACCTATCAAAGATGGGAATGAAAGAAATCCTACAGGGTGATTTGATGTACACTAATGACACTTCTACCCAAACATTAGACAACAAGAAATATCTAACATTCCAACCTAATACAATTTTCTATGCAGTTTTAGAAGGTTCTAAACTTTATGACCAAATGAAATCTACAAAAATGGGTATAGTATTTCACACAACATACTCGGGTAGTTCAATTGATACACTAAGTGCATCGTTTGGTGCAAATGCACCCAAGTCCACATCGGATGTTTGGACTGATGATGCAACATATAAAGATGTAACTGGTTATGGAAACATGACTGCAAAGGAAACACTTGCACTAACTAAAGCACTTACAAACACTGGTAAATATTTTCACGGAATAACTAAGAAAGACCTAAAGAAATTTAATGATGTTCAGGATACAATGAACAGTAAAGGAGCTGCAGGTGCATCATATAAGACATACTGCAATTCATTAATTAGAGCAGGTAAGTTCAATCCAAATGGTAAGGACTATCTTATTCATGTAGAGAACTACTGGAAAGATAAAATAGTTGCAAAAGTTAAAATGCAAAAAACTAAAGATATCAAGATACAGATTGGTAAAGATATCATGAGAGAGTTAAACAGTATTAAAAAGATGATTGATAATTTGACACACTTTCAAGGTGGTCTTATCGATTCAAAACAACTTATAATTACAGCACTAAATAGAGTAAAGAGTATTGGAACTTTTGTAAGAGTAGACAACGGATTTAAGGTAGTTAACCCCGAAGGTTATGTTGCAATTGATTCAGACGGAAGTGCAGTTAAATTAGTTGACAGAATGGAGTTCTCCATGAACAATTTCAACGCTGCAAAAGCATGGGACAAATAAATGAAAAACTTTAAAACAATATTTGAATCAAAAGAAAAAGGTGCAGTGTTTACCTTTGGTAGATTTAATCCACCAACAGTTGGTCATGCAAAGTTAGTAGAAAAACTAAGAGGTTCTACAGGTGGGGGATTTCACCCATTTGTATTCATGTCTCATTCTCAAGACCCTAAGAAAAATCCTTTAGACTATAAAACAAAATGGAACTTCATGAATAAGTTCTTTGGTAGGAAAGTCGGTATTGTTAAAACTAATGCACGACAAGTGTTTGAAATTGCAACAGGACTATACGACCAAGGTTATACTAGTATTCGTATGGTTGTAGGTTCAGATAGGATTAAAGAATTTGAAACACTTCTAAAAAAATACAACAGTGTTAAAGGTAGACATGGTTTTTATAAATTTGACACCATTGAAATCATCTCTGCAGGAGAAAGAGACCCCGATGCAGATGATTTAGTATCAGGAATGTCTGCATCTAAAATGAGAGCAGCTGCTCAAGAAGGTGACTATGACTCTTTTGAACAAGGAGTACCCGATAGAAAACATGCAAAGTCTTTGTATAAATCTGTAAGAAAGGGAATGGGATTAAAAGAAGAAACATTACCCACTTACATGATGGAAGATATTCTATTAGAAGGAGTGTATGACCAAGGTATATTCAAAGCAGTGTTCATGATGGGAGGCCCAGGCAGTGGTAAAAGTGAAGTAGTGAATAAACTATCTCTTAAAGCACTAGGTCTAAAGTTAGTTAATACAGATGCAGCCTTTGAATCGGGTCTAAAGAAAGCAGGATTATCTCTAGATTTAAGAAAGATTGATGCAAATGTCAGAGATGGTATTCGTGCAAAGGCTAAAAAACTTACAGGTAATGCCATGGATAGGTATATCATAGGAAGACTGGGAATGATATTTGACACTACAAGTGCAAAGAAAAGTAAGATAGAAAAATATAAAAAGATGTTAGATGGATTAGGTTATGAATACAAGATGATTTATGTAAAAACATCACACTCAAATGCACAAAAAAGAAATCAAATGAGACCTAGAAAACTACCTGCAGAAATAGTTACAAAAGATTGGGAAGCTGCAGAGTCAAATGCAAGACAACTTAAATCATTATTTGGTAAAGATTTTTATGTAATAGAGAACGATGATACACTAGCTGCATTAGGTAAAAAGACAGATAAACTATATTCATACCTAATGGGATGGACAACACAATTCCCTAATAATAAAATTGCAAGAGATTGGAAAGAACAAGAGTTGGTCTTTAAAAAGACTAAATAGTACTATGGATTTATTAGATAAAATTTTAAACACCCAAAAGGAAGTTCGTGACCATAAAGTCCAGTCTTTCAAGACTCTTTTTGCAGAAGAAGAAAAGGTTGCAGTTAAAACTGCACTTGCAAAAGCAAAACAAGTTGAAGAATTGGAAAGATTGAAAGTTAAACATGAACAAGAATTAGAAGCTCTTAAAGACAAACACGATAGAGAAAATAATAGACTTGGTGGTGAAAAAGAGAAAGAGACTCAAAACGACCAAATTCAGAAGAAAAGAGAAGCAGATAGAAAAGCAAATGAAAAACAATCTGCATCTGAATCGGTTGAAGAGGGTAAACTTGTAACTTCAGCTATAGATATCATTAAATTGATTACTAAAAAAGTTGCAGACAGATTAGAAAAAGAGTATAGTAGAAATCCCGAGAAAGGTCTTGGTATGATTAACACTATCGGTGCAATGGTTGGACATAAAGTTACTAATAAGTCACAAGAGAAAGGAAAGTTGTTCCTTAAATTTGGTGAAGAAACTATAATGGAAGGAGTTGATATCAAGAAAGCACTGAAGAGTGTTAAAGGTTTGACTAAAAAACAAACAGAGATGATGATGACATTACCTTCATCTGTTATAATGAACCTTGTTCAACAGTTATCATCCGTAGTTATGGGTGAAGAAGGGGTTGAAGAGGGATACTATTCTGATAAAGACAAGAAACAGAAAGCAACTCTTAAGAAAC